GGCTCTTAGCTTGTTTTAAGCCTTCCTCAAGGTATTTAACCTGACCAGCCCAGGCTGCATGAGATTCATCAGTAGAGGAAAGCTTGATTAATGCTTCTTCCACCCTGTTTTCAGTTAATTGTTCAAGATTCATAGCCATAGTCCTTTTTCTGTTCCTCTGTTACCTTTTCTCCATTGATCTGCCATGTCGAGTTGGATCTGTTTAAGCCTTGACGCAAATGCTGGGTTAGATAGCATTTTGCGTATTTCTGCAAGGCCGTATTTGTGCCTGATGGAAAGCAAATAGCGAACTTCGCATTGGTGTCGGTATTTTTCTTCATTCAAAAAGGCGCATCCTGAAATTTAAAAACTGGTTTATTTACTTTTTTGGCAACAATTTTCCATTCAGGCCGTAACAAAACCAAGTATTCAGCCTCAGTTTTGCTTTTAACTTGGCGAATCATGTCTAATTCGTCATAAATGTAATAAATCACGCAGCTCTCCTTTTATCCCTAAAGTCTTGAATAAATTTACGCATTTCCTGATAACTGTTAAATCTTGACTGTGTTGGATCTCCACCACATTCAATTCGATAAGCAGCTTCAATCTGAGCATCTGTACCCAAAGGCATAAGCTTTTCTTCAGGGGCTTTCAATACAACAATTTCATCTTCCCAATGGCATCCTTTTATCCAGCGTTCAGGATCTTTGCGAAATTGTGGATCAGGAATTGCTACAACTTGTTTTTTGGCTTGATCAATAAGCTTTTCTGCAAGTTCATCCGTTATCTTTGCTTTTTGCCATTCTTTTAAAGCTTTAGCTTTCCCCCTTTTCTTTCCATAAGCATCCCAAAATTCCTCAAATCTTTTTGAGGAAGTATTGCTTTTAATAACTGGTGAAGGTGATGGTGATGGTGAAGGGCATTGCTTCTGCATTGCATTAGCATTGCTTGTAGCATTTTTCCATCTAGCTTCAGCAGCTTTTACAGCTCTTTCATGCTTTTTAGTCTGATTTACTTTGGCTTCAGCCATTTCTTGCTCAACTCTTTTGTGAACCCAAAATCCTTGTTCAATACTAAAGAATGGAATTAGCATTGCTTTTGCATTGCTCCAAGCATCAGGACTAAGTTTGCATATTTGAGCTAAAACTTGGTCATTATCAGGAAGCTTTCCAGATCTCCAATAATCCATCAAAAGAAGCAAATAAGCCCCATGTTGCTCAGTAGATAGCCTGGCTGTATCAGCCAAATAATCACCGATATATAGAGGCATCCAAATATCAGCTTTCATGATTTTTGCCATTCTCATAAACTGTTTGAAAATATTGACAATCTTCGGCATCAGCCCATTCCAACATTATTGGGTATGGAATACCGATTAAACCGCCAAGAAACCAAGCTATTTCATCTCTGCTATTAGGCCCATCAACGTGCAAATAGGAACAAACTTTTTTCAAAAAATCTTCTCTAGAATGTAAATATTCATGACAATTCTCACAAAAAACCGCAAGTTGTTTTGAATGGTATTCCCAAGGATCACGACCTTTTAAATATTCTTTGTGATGAACATTTAATGTAGATTCAGCATCTCCGCATCTTTCGCAACAAAACTCAGCCTTTTCCATTGCTTTTAAACGTAACTTTTGCCATCTAGGATCTTTTAATTTTTCCCAATAAGTAGTCATTTCAATCCTTTTTAAATAGGTCTGGGCGCAAAATTTCCTTAGTTAATCGACCTTCAGATAAATCAACCAATGTCCTAATATGCTTTATTGGCACTCGATTTCTAGCTTTCCATGCATAAATAGCCGATTCTCTTACGCCTAATTTGCTGGCAATACTAGCTAAAGAACCAAATTCATAGGTTAAAGCCTCAAATGTTTGCATAAATGCTCCTTTCTTTTGCGTAATATAGCATAGTTTTGCTTTAACTATACTAGGGAATGTCCTAATACAAATATTTGCACAAATGTATGGATTCGTGTATAGTGGAGTCTAGTTCAACAAGTGATGAAGGGAATGAAAATGAAGCACAAATTAATCGAATGGCTTGGAGTTGTAATTCTTGGCGTTGTATTAGCAGCTATTTTTGTAGGAGGCATTTAATCATGGGTATGTCTAGACACGATGCTTACTATGAGCCAGAAGATTACGACAATCGTTCTGATGAAATTGAAGCTAGAGCTTGGGAATTAATGAAAGTCGGTGGGCCTTATGACTATCGCACATCAGGTGCTATCAGCGAAATGATGGGAGAGCTTGATATTGACCAAGCCAAAGCATTGCAGGATGTAATTAATTCAGGTGACTATGAAGCTTTAGGTCGCAAAATTATTGCCATGTCTTGTGATTACATGGAACGCATAGCAACAGAAGTAGCTGAATTTGAAATTAACGATTAAGGAAAAGTGATGTCTAAATATCTAGAACTACGCAAAATCAATGTAAATGAGCATACTGAAAAGAAGGGCAAATTTACTTATCTGTCTTGGGCTTGGGCTGTTGACCAGCTATTGCAACAAGATCCTACAGCCACCTGGGAATACAAAGATCCTGTTTACTTTGCAGAAACTTTGATGGTCTTTTGTTCAGTTACCGCTTTTGGCAAAACCATGACCGCCCAGCTTCCTGTCATGAACATGAATAAAGCCATTCCTAATCCTGATGCTTTTCAAGTCAATACCGCAATGCAACGATGCTTGGCTAAAGCCATTGCTTTGCATGGCCTTGGTTTGTATATCTATGCTGGTGAAGATATTCCTGATGAGGAAACCCCTGATTTAGCAATAGAAGCCGACAAATGGCTTTTAGCTATAAGTGGCACTAAGACTATGGATGAGCTTAAAGAAATCTATGGCGCAGCCTATAAAGCCCTTAGTAAAGATAAATCTGCCGTAGAAAAGATTGCTAGTGCTAAAGACTTGCAAAAAGGCACTTTGATGGCGTTGCAATCATGAAAAATTTTGAAGAATGGGAAATAACTTACAAAGTAGTTCTTGCAAATCCTGTTGGATGCAAGATTCCGCTTCAAATGATTCATGAATCTTTAAATGCTGCTGTGGAAAAAATGGTGATTGGAAACAAAGTAGCTATTGGAAGAACAACAGCTCAAGCGGAGATAATTTAATGACTTGGGCAGACAAAGTAGCCATAGCAACATTAGTGATTGCCTCAGTCATTTTGATGGCATTTATACGATTAGCAATTAGATTGGGGGGCTTATGAGATCTCATTATTGCAAAGTAGAGCAAGGCCAAGTTTTATTTGAGGGCGAATGTAATTGGTGTGGCGAAAAAGAAATAAAAGACCTAACAGATGAGGAAATACAGAAAGCAATGGAATTTGCTGGAATACACCCATCAAAACAATGGGGATTAGCAACAACAGGAAATGTTCAGTTAATGATATTTGCTAGAGCAATACTAAGAAAGGCACAAGAAAAATGAAACTTTATTTAGTTAAATGCAAAGGAATGACAGCAACAATAGGAAGCCAAACAGCACATGGAATAGCTTATGTTGTGGCAAATAATTCAGAAGAAGCCTACAAAATGCTTAGAAATAAACTTGATGGAAACGATTTAGGATTTAGGCACGAAAGAGAATTAGACACAATACAACTGATTGCTGAAGAAGGAAATTACCCTGATTGTGGAATTGTTTTACTAAGAAAGGCACAAGAGAAATGACTACTTTTACAACTGAAGATAGAGTAGCAGTAGAACAAGGTACGGATGCCTGGCATCAGCTTAGATTAGGCAAAGTTACGGCTTCTAGAGTAGCCGACATATTGGCTAGGACTAAGACAGGGCCATCCGCTTCTAGACAGAATTACCTTATTGAATTAGCCTTACAGCGCACTACAGGCATCATTGCTGAATCTTACTCCAATGCAGCAATGGAGTGGGGAACTCAAACAGAACCACAAGCTAGGGTTGCTTATGAAGTCACTACCAATAATTTTGTCGATCAAATCGCTTTCGTTGACCATCCTAGTATTGCTTGGTTTGGTTGCAGCCCTGATGGGCTTGTTTCTGATAGGGGTTTGGTGGAAATTAAGTGTCCTAATAGCGCAACTCATTGGGAATATTTCAAAGCTAAAGAACCCCCTAAGAAATACTTTATCCAAATGCAAGCGCAAATAGCTTGTACCGATAGAGATTGGTGCGACTTTATTAGCTTTGATCCTAGGATGCCTGACCGCAGCCAGTTGCTAATTGTCCGAGTTAATAGGGATCAAGCTTTTATTGCAGAAATGGAAGAACAAGTTAAGCAGTTTTTGAGTGAGGTAGAAGTTGAAGTAAATTTGATGAAGGGAAATTAAATGGCTATTAAATATTATGTAAAAGCTCCTGTATCTGAATATACAGATCAAACTGGGCAAAACAAAAAGCGTTATCAAACGATTGGGATCGTTACCCAAACACAAAAAGGCGATCTTATGATGAAGCTTGAACTTATTCCATTATTGGGAATGAAAGAAGGCGCAATATGGGCCTACTTGAATGTTCCTGAAGATAAGAAACCAACGGAAGAAGCTCCAGCGCAAAGCAATCCAAGTGATCTAGATGATCAAATTCCATTCTAAGGAGAAAACCATGAAAAAATATGCAATCGCAGCAGCTTTATTCTTTGTAGTAGGACTTGCTTCAGCTCAATACGCTAACTGCTGGCAACAGTATGTTTGCGGAGGTGGTGGATGTCATTGGGTAACTATATGCAAATAGGAGGAATCATGAGAACCCCTAAAGAATATATTTGGACTAAGCCAGGTACTGACATTGAAATTCGATGGAAAGAACATGGCTGGGTAAGACCTTCCACTTTGCCTGAATATCAAGCAAAATGGAAATATTACAAAGAACTCTCATTGAGGGAATTAAATGTCCACTAAAAAATTAACTGTTAAAGCTCCAGCTATTAAAGAAAAGTCTGGCAAAATTATTGTGGCTAAGTCAAAAGCTTACAGCCATGATGAACTTAAAAAGATGGCTGGCAAAGAAGCAAAAGGCGCAAAGCATGAATTTGAGCTTTCTAATGGTCGGATCGTTACTCGCAAAGTAGCTGCAAAAGTAGCTGAAAAAGCTGGTGAAGTTCCTAAGTCTG